GCCGCGCTCCTTGACGAAGGCAATCGCGCGCTCGATGCGGTTCGTGCCTGGCATCTTGGCCGCCGTGGCCTTCAGCGTGATGCGCTTCCAGGCATCCGTTGCCTTGAATTCCTCGGTGAACTCGAACGCGCGCCCGCATTCGGTGACGCCCTCCGACTCGATTGCAACGATTGCGCCCGACGTCTCCAATACGCTAATGGCCGCGCGGGTCTCGTCCGCATCCACGGACACTGCGTCGTAGATGGCGGCTTCGCGACAGCCAGGCGTCGTCGCGATCACTTCAAGTATCTTTTCGTTGAACATCCCTACCTCCTCTGGTTTTGTGCCATTACTGTGACTGCTACCCCAAGCGCCGCCCATGCGTGGCTCGAAACCCCGTATAACGGCCCAGGCTGGTCCTTTGTCCCGATCTGCGGCGTCTTCCCTCCACCGGTGCGCGGGAACATGTCGAGCAAGGCTTGGCGCACGTTCGGGTCTTTTGCCTGCGCGGTGCCGCACAGGTGCAGCTTCACGTCCTTGCGGTAGACCAGTTCAACCTTCTCGGGTGCGCGACATGCCTGGACGAACCTGCCCACCCATACGCAAGTCTCGAAAACTTCGCGGCCCACAGGCATGCCGTAGCTGGCGATCATCTCGATTGCAAGGCGGTCGGCTGGGACGTCGGGTATCGCATACAGCATCTCGGCGTTTCCCATCACGCCAGAATCAAGGACGCGCGCCCCGTCATAGATGCACCAGCCACTTTCCGTGGTGCCCGGATCAATTGCCAAGATCGTCATTGGCCGGCCTCCTGCTTCTGGCGCTGGATCTGGACGTAGTGCCGGCGTTTTGCCAAGTTCGCGCGATCGAGGCGGAAGCTCACGCACGTTTCGCTATCCCACCCTACGTGCACGGATAGGTGCCCGTGGTCGTGGCGAGCGAGGCAACGGGCCATGCCAAGGGCGACGTATTCAGGCGCGGCTTGCTTGACCGAGTATTCGTCGCAGAGGGCGCAGATTTCATCGGGGTTGGTGGAACGCATCAGGCCGCCCTCCCGGCAATTTGACGTTCGTGCGCGAAATTCGCCTCGATCAGTGCCTTGGCTAATGGCGGGCAGACTGAATTTCCGATCATTCGGACCTGGGCCGATTTCGAAAGCGGCTTGCCGTTATGGATCGCCTCGAGAATGTACGTGTCGGGAAATCCTTGGGCTCGGGCCAGTTCGCGCGGACTGAGCATGCGCATACCGATGTCCACGATCGCGTACGGCTCGCCGCGAACCATCACCAAGCCGATACGGTCCTTCGTCGGGATCGTGTGCATCGGCTCGTGCAGCGATTGGTCTTGACCACCCTCGCTGTAGTATTTGATCAGGAAGGCCCGCACTTCGCCGAAATGGAAACCACTGGCTGCGACGGTGTGCACGGGTTCGTCAAGCGCCTGCCCTGCGCAGTTGTTTCGCAGCTTGACCAAATGAGATGCAACCAGGGCGTGATGATCAACCGACGTGACCGTGCTAAACGGATCCGCAAGAGAAGCGCCAGGCGTCTCATGGCCGCCATAATGCTTTGCCAGGAAGGCGCACACCAAGGCAAAGTGCCCGCCCTTGATCTCGGCGCATTGAGTGCGCAACGGTTCGTTCGCATCGAACACGCGCTGGGTCGAACCATTGGCATGCTCGGTAATGAACGGCATCAGCACTTTGCCGGTGTCGAAGATGTACGGATCCTTCGCCTCGATGACGAATTTCTTCATGCCTTTGGCGATGCGGGCTAGAGTCTTCTCGGCCAGAGGTTTGGAACGGCCAAAGATGCTCGCGCAAGGGATTGACCAGTCGATGCACTCGGCGGCGGTGCGCCATGGAAGCAGGCCGCTCTTGGCGAAGCCAGGCGCCTTTGGGTTGCCATGCGTCGGCGAAGGCCACCGGATCGGCAGGCCGTCGCGGCGGGCGAACACAAACAAGCGCTTCCGAATGGTCGGCGTGCCGTAGTCGCACGCGCGCAGGATACGATAGTCGACTTTGTAGCCGAGGCCAGCGTACAGCCGCTCCATCGGAAAGTCCGCGCCCAGGGCGTCGTAGATCTCCTGCACGTCCGGGTGATCCGGCGCAAGGCCGGTCGACAGCGCGTCGATGAACGCACGGAACGTGCGGCCCTTTTCCGCCTTGATCGGATGGCCTTCCGGGTCCAGTGGCCCCCAGTCCAGAAACTCCTCGACGTTCTCCAAGCCGATACAGCGAGGCTTCTGAAATGTGCCCCATTTAAGTGTGACCCAGGCGAGGCCGCGGATATTCTTCTCGCGCGGTTTGCCGCCCTTGGCCTTGCTGTGGTGTTTGCAGTCGGGGCTGAACCAGGCAAGTCCGATTGGCTGCTGTCGGGTCACGAAGCCAGGGTGTACGGCAAACACGTCCTCACGGTAGTGCGCGGTCCGCGGATGGTTCGCTTCGTGCATGGCCAGCGCCTCGCCGTCGTGGTTGATCGCGACATCGACCGGACGCCTAAATGCCTGCTCGATGCCCTCGGATGCCCCGCCACCTCCTGCGAAGTTGTCGATGATCAGCTCGTGGCCCAGGTCGAGGGCCAGCGTCATGAGGTCACGCTTCATTTGGTCTCCTTGGTTTTATGCACGCACCCCATGCACCTCGGATCGCTGGCGTGCTGCTTTGTGTACTGGCACTCGGTCGACATGGCGTATGGGACTGCGATCCAGCGCGCGATGCGTGTCGTGGCAACGTGAGCGGGATCAAACGTACCAAAATAGCCGTCTTGCACCTGTAGCGGTGCGCCGGCCACTGGCCGCGGCTTGTTGTGGCATCCGTATAGGCTCATGGTCATAACCCCAGCGCGGCAAATGGACTGGCAACAGGACGCGGAGGAACCGGTCGCCCCTTCCTGAGATGCCATTCCACGCGGTACTTCTCGCGGCGCTTGGCGTGGCGCACTGGGTCCGCCTGGATTCGCGCGAATACCTCTTCTGACGTCAACCGCTTAGGCTTGCGCTTGTTCGGCTTATTCCCCGCAGCGAACACGGGAATCTTGCGAAAGGTCTTCTCGTCTTCAATCCAACTGCAAATGTGGATGCGGCGCGGCGTTTCTTGAACCATGTGCCACAGGTAGCGGCTGGCCGTCTGCCTGTGGATGTGAAGCTTTTCCGCTACCTGCGTCCAGATCAAGTCGTCCTCCTTCAGCATGGCGACGATGCGATCCATCTTGAGGAGCGCAGGTGCTGTCGTGTAGGTGCTCTTTGCCATTGATCGCTCCTCAATGCGCCATCATTGCCTGTGCGCGGGCATACGCCTTGCTCAGCACGCCCACCTCGATCATCGGCAGCGATCGCACGTACCACGCCAGCGCGGAGCGGATCGCCTGATACTCCGTCGTGGTCAGGTCGAGCAACTTCGTTTCACGCAATCCAGCCTTCACGAGCAGGTTGTAGGCACTGTGCACGATGTCGTAGAAGCGCTTCGATTGCGTCTGCACCGCGATGCTGGCCGCGGCAAGCAAGGTGGTAGCGAGCGAGTTATAGCCAGCGTGGGGGCAGGCGCCGCGCTTGGCCGCGTCAAGGTATATCAGGGTCGGCAGCACAAGTTCGTCTGCCTCTTCCTTGCCGACGCGCTGCTTTCCGATTAGGCGAGCCATGGGAACGATGACGTTGCGGCTTGTGATGCCTCGGTTCTTGGTGCTCATGCCCTCTCCCTAACCCGACCCCTCAACGATTCCTTGATGGCCCGATCCAGCTTCACGTCCATCGGCATCCATCCGACTGACTCCCAGCTGACGACCTCGTCGATGTCGCGGCGCGGTGGGCGCTTACGGTGAAGCGTTTCCGGTCTTACGTGTGCCACCTGACCGTCCGACCATTCGACTAAATACCCGGGAAATTCGCTCTTTATGCCGAGTTCTAAATTGTGGGCATGGCGCACCGCAAGCCCCTGTAGGATCACGCACTCAAGCCCATTTCGATCCGTGTTGACAACGAACCCTCGTCCTACACACACATCGCCAACTTTGAATTGCTTGCTCATGCTGCGCTCCATGCGTTCTGCGCGGCCAGCCGCTTGTCGGCGTCGCTGGCGTCTGCCGCCACGCGTGCGACGACCGAACGCGGTGTGTACGGGAACGTGACGAACTGGCGGCTGTGAAAGCTGGTGAAGCGCACGCCGCTAGGCTCCTCGAAGATCACGGCGTCAAGGTCGTATGCCTGACCGTCGCCGGCCTTGAAGACGTGCCCGCAGCGTTTGTTCTGCCACAGTGGCCGGCCCGACAGATCAGCAACGTCCACCCATTCGCTGTCGGCGCCGGTCAGCGGTCCAATCGGCTTGAAGCGTGCCAGCAGGCCGAACAGATCAAGTGCAACCGATGCGCTCATGCCGCTGTGCCCCTGCAGCGAGAACACGCGAACCATGTCCACTACGCCTTGCGCCATGTACTCGTTCATCTCGTCGCCGTCGAAGTAGCCAGCCCAGCACATCTCGCTTTCCGCGTAGGCCTCAAGGTTGCTGTCGAAGTCGCACAGGATGCGCCATGCGAGGCTGGCGCGCTGCTTCAGTTCTCGGAATAGTTTCATCGGAGTCATGCTCGGCTCCTCAAAGCGATTCCAGAACCGCGATGTTCGTATCGCCGTTTTTCTCGGTGCGATGTAGCTCTTCGTACTCGCACTCCGCGATCCACTCTTCGGCCTCATCGACAGTGTCGAACTGCTTCAGGATGTCTCCCATCGTGTTCCATACGTTCACTTTGCTCATAGTTCAGGATCCCCGTATCGTTGTTGTTGCCGCCCTGTGTACGGGCGGGTTCATACTCAGTCGTCCAGCGCCGCGTCCAGAAACAAGCAGGCAAAGAACGCAGCCAAGCCGTAATCCCCGTTGTGCACGTTCAGTCCAACCAACGCGGCATACAGCAGCTTCGTGACCGGTGTGAGAGCGTTTAAGGTGTCGCGGATAGTTTCGATTTTCATGTCTGCCTTTCAGGTAGATGCTTTGGTTGGCTGCGCTTGCGCGCGAAATGGGCTCTGCCGGTCAGACGTCGGCAAGCGTCTCGACCTCGCCTGGAATCGGGAACCACGCCGGCAGTGCATCGAAGGAGTCACGCAGCTTCATGATCCCGCCGAAGCATTCCAGGTCACCCAGTCCACCGAGCACGAAGTTAAGCGGACTGTCGCCGTCACGCGTGAAGAAGCGAATCGAGTTACCAAAGCTCTTGGCGATCGCCAGCGCGTCAGCGAGATACGTTGGATTGACTGCGCCGGCAATCCCTTCCTTGTATCCAAGCGTGCTGGCCACGCGTTCGATGCGCGGGAAATCTGCTTCTATGATTGAATTCCCGGGCTGGATGAACAGCGGCTGCGCCACATCGCCGGAGAACATTGCAGAGCCATTCGACATCACGTCCAGCGTGTGCTTGGCATTGGTGGCGTGTTTCAGCGCGTCCTTGCTGATGCTCACGATGATCTCGCGCTCGGCAAAGCCGTTCGGATCACGCACGACGATGTAGCGGTGGCCGTTCGTTGCCACGATCATCACCGTCCCATCCTCCAGCGGGCGGATGTTGATGCCATTCAGGTAGTAGCGGATATCCTGCACGGCGGCGAATGGGAAAACGAGCTTGACGGCTACCGCGCTCACACGGGCGATCATGTGGGCGGCCAGCTCTTGCTCGGGGATTCCTTCCAGCGATACTTGCTCAGGTGCGTTCATTGCTCTTATCTCCTCGTGGATGCGCTCTCGCGCGAAATGGTCTCGTCAGTTGAATCCGCCGCGGTTCGATGCCAGACGCGGCCCGGGTTGCGGTGCCCGGCGGTGCCAGCGATACGGCAAGTCCTCGAACCGCGTCTGCGCGCCGATGTATTGCAAGCCAACGACGCCAGGGCATCCTTGTCTCTGCTTCGCGCCAATCCATTCGCAGATGCCTTTGTCCTGCGTCTCCGGGTTCCACAATTCGTCGCGGTACAGGAAGATGATGTTGGCGGCGTCCTGCTCGATGTAGCCGGACACGCCGAGGTCGGACATGATCGGGCGCTTGTCGGTGCGCTTCTCGCACTCGCGGTTCAACTGGGCCAGCAGGATGATCACGACGTCCAGTTCCTTGCCGATGGCGATCAGGCCGCGCGTGTACTCGCCCATCGCCTCGTGGAGCTTGTCGGACTTGGATCCGGTGATGAACGACAGCTGGTCGATGCAGAGCATGTCCAGGCCGCGCTGGCGTTTGATTTGACGGGCCTTCGCGCGGATCTCGGGGATGCTCAACCCGGTCTGATCGTCGATGAACAAGTTCAGGTTGCGCGAGTTGATCGTCGCCGCCGTGATGGCCTCCCAACGCGCCGTGTCGTCGTGACCCTCACCCGGTCGGCGCAGCCACCTCATGTCGACCCGGGCAAGCGCCGCGATGTTGCGGTCGTTGACCTGGTTCGTCGACATCTCCATCGACAGGAACAGAGAGGAGTAGTCGCGCGCAGCATTGCGGCAGATCCCCAAGCCGGCGGCGGTCTTGCCAGTGCCGGGGCGGCCGGCGATGACGGTCAACGTCCCGCGCTCGAGCCCCCCATCAAGCATCTCGTCCACGTGCTGATAGCCGGTCGGAATCGGGCGAATCTTCCCTTCCATGCGATGCTGCAGCAGGGTCAGGTATTCGTGCAGCGTTTCGTCAAGGCGCCGCGGGCTCTTCGTCATCCTGCGCTGACCCATCGCATCCAGCCTCGCGGCGGCGTCAGCGATGCACTCCGTGCTGTCCTTGCCAGATTCGGCATCGGCAGCCAGATCGATCGACAGGGCATGCAAGGCGCGCTTCGTCGCCTTCTCGATCACGATGCCGGCGTGGTAGGCGATCTTCGCGCTGCTCGGCGCCGAGGCGTGCAACTGGCCCAGGTACGGGAACAGTTCCCCGTCCAGGCGCTCGGCCAGCGTGATCGCGTCGACGCGCTTGCCGGCGGCGAGTTGCGTCGTGATCTCGGCAAAGATGGTCCGGTGGTCGCCACGGAAGAAGTGGCCAGCATCCAGTTCTGGGATCTGGTCGAACGCGTCGTTGTCGCGCAGGATGGCTCCCAGGACGGCCTGCTCGGCTTCGATGTTGAATTGGTCGATCATGCTGCCTCCCCGTGATCTCGTTGCGCCTGCTGGCCCTCTGTCGTCAGGACGTACGAACCGTCGTTCGCGGCGCGCCAGAGCCGGAACCAGTTGCCCTTCACTGACTTGTGGAACACCGTCGCCCAGGACTTGTAGCGCTTGGCGTCGGGCATCGTGTAGCGGTCCTTGAACTCGTACCAGTGCAGCCGCAGGAACTCGTCGGGTATGCCGACCCTCGTGGCGTAGGCAAAAACGGCATGACCCTCAGGGATGGCCTTGATGCCGGCTTTGCGGCAGTCGTCGAGGTAGGTCTGCAACGAGATGGCTGCTTTGCGTTTCGGCCCTTCGTCTTGCTTGGCCTCTTCGCCCCCCTTGGGGGGTATGGGGGGTATTTCTTTTAATGGTTCTTGGTTATTGGTTGGGACCTGATCCGTATCTGATTTCAGATCAGACTTCTCATCAGACTTAGTATCTGATTTCGCATCTGATTTCAGATCCTTGTTTGATCCATCGTCGGACTGCTTAGGACTCCAACGCGCTTTGTTGGCGGATTTCGCGCGCTCCGCCTTCGCCTTGTAGACCTCGATCTCGCGCTCGCAACGTGCGCTGGTGTGACCCGCCTCTGATTTCACAAAGAATTCAGACAGCACGTCGCACACCTCTTGCATGTGATCGCGCATGCCGATCAGACGTGCCACCTTTGCGGGGTCGGCCGGCAAAGGTGCCTCGGCTGTGTAGTACAGGTCGAGCATGCGGCGGTAGGCCAGGTCTTCCATGAGGCTCAGGTGGCGCGTGTGGGCCGCGTAATCGCCCAGATGGAAAGGATAGAAGTTAATGGCAGCCTCCGTGCACGTGAAGTCGCTTCTTGGCTGAGATGTAAGCTTCGTGAGCCAGTTGCGGATCGTCGAAATACCCAAGGTGGTAACGAACTTTGTTCGCCACGATCTTCGCTTGCCAGCGCTTATGCTGCTTATTCCACGCCACCCCAAGGAGTCCACAAGACTTGTTGTCCCGATGCGCTCTCCAGCGGTTCTGAGAGTTCTGCGCGCGATCGACGACACGCAGATTCGCAATGCGGTTATCGATCGGGTCGCCATTGATATGATCTATCTCGCCCTGCGGCCACTCGCCATGTACGACGAGCCACGCGAGGCGATGCGCACGATATGTCGACCGCCCTAGCTTTACCTGGATATACCCGTCCGCTGTTCTGGAACCAGCTGGTTTCCCCTTGGTTATCCCTCGATCAGAGCATGCCCAGGTGAACTCGCCTGATGCCGGGTCGTAGCAAATTCGTGCGAGCCATTCCGGTGCCGGCCGTGCGGCTTGATGCTTAGCCTTGTTCACGGTTCGCCCCTATCCAGGTCCAGCGGCAGGAAGTTCGCCGCGCGGACCAGATCGACGCGACGCTCAACTACCTGTTCTTCGTTCAGGCGGTCGCATTCGCGTTGCGCTGTTGCTACGCTTGTTGCGCAGCCGGCCAAGGTGAACACTTGCGGGGCGCCCGGCGTCGGGTAGCCGACGAGGTAGTGACCGCTTTCGGTCGGGCCTTTGACTTCGTAGGTCAGCATGTCAGTAGTACCCCGTGTTCATGTGCTCAACCGCATAGCAGCGCAGTACTTCTGCCATTTCCTTCTTGAAGTCGAAGCTCTGGATTGCAGGCACCGGGATGCCTGCCTGACGGATAGCGGCCAACATGCAGGCCGGGCACCCACCAGCAGCCTCGCGCAGCTTCGGGATTGCGGCGTCAACCGTCTCCAGAAAGGCGTCAAGCTCGTCACCCAATTCCGGCACGGGGCCAGATGGCAAGATTGCGATCAGAGCACGCAAGCCCTCGGCGTCCGTACCGTTACCACCGTCGATCAGCCGACAGGTGCGGCACGCGCGCGCCGGGTTCATCGTGCAATGGCGCTCGTGCTTGATCATCGAGTGAGCACGAAGGCCGGCGCGGTTGCAGAAGTCGCACCAGAAGCGTTTTACGGTTTTCGTTCTCATGGCATGAGCCCCATTGCGCGCAGGATGACGTGCGTGCGATCGCGCGCGTAATCGAAGAGACGCTGCACGTCGTCCATCGACATGCCGGCCGGTCGCGGGGCACGGCCGTCCAGAATTTCATGGCAGGATGAGCAACCGAAACAGGCTTCGGTATCGGGAGCCTTCAGTCCCATGCCCTTGCCGTCAGCTAGTCGGTTGGAGTGGCACAGGACGGTCGTGGTGGAGTCGCCGTTGCACACGCCGAGAATCTGCAGTTGGCAGTCCTGGCCTCGTGCCGCGCGGCGAATTGGCGTCATCTTCGGGCCGCGTGATTTGAGGCCGACCGGCTTCTTGGTGACGTGCTCTTTCGAGTGATCCATGCGCAGGAAGCCGCTGCGCTTCATGGCCGTCTTGCGCACCAGTGGCGTCTTCTGCTTCAGCGTGGAAGAGCGTTTTAGTGGCAGGACACTCATGGCATCCCCCGCACCGAAACGATACGGCGATGCGCTTGCGTGAAGCGCTCGAAGCTGTTGTCGGGTCGGCGATGCATGGTGCCTCCTACGGGCGTTAGGGGATGGCGCCACAGCTGCGGCGCCATCGGTGCTCGATCAAACGATTGCGGGTTCTGCTGCGATGCGGCCGAAGAAGTGCGCCAGGACGTCCCAAGCCGCCGGGATCGTCGTGTCGTGCCGCGCCGTGATGAAGTAGCTGCGACGCGGCGAGCGTCTGATACCGCCTTTCGGCCGGAGCATCTTCCAGCTGATGACGCCTTCGTCCGTCAGGTCCGACAGGATCTTCAGCACTTGTCGATTCGACAGGCCAACTTCTTCTTGGATCTGTCCCGCCGTGATGCCCTGGCTCGTCCTGACCATTTGCAGCACTTCGTTCCGGCTGTCGGAACGGCATTCGTTCTTCATGGCTTGCCTCCAGTGAGCCGGTCCACGGCCGCACGCAGATTTCGCTTTGCTTCCCCGTGCTTGCGGTTGGCGGCGTTCTTCTCGCCCTCCGAAGCGCCCATCGCGGATTTCTCCGTCTCGCGCCATGCGATGGCGCAGTGAATTACACGTTGTTCGGCTTTCGACATAGATAACGTCTCCGGTTCCATAGATCCCCTGCTGCGTTCGGACTTGTTGGGCCCGCTCGATGGCGGGCCGTCTTGTTGTGTCACTTATCTGTTCCCGCCTGCTCTCGCTTACGAAAATTCCCGGCGGTCCTG